CATCAGGTTGTAATCGATCACAACGACTTCACGGCAACGGGCAATACGCAGAGCTTTACGCTTAGCGTTCCTGCTGGCATGGCGGTTGGAAAGGCGTTTCATCGCCTTGTGTCAGACTTCGACAGCTCTGATGCATCGCTAACGTCTCTCACCTACATTGTAGGGGATGGCGGGTCTACTAATCGATTCCTGACCTCAACGCAAGTATGCGTCGACGGTACAGAGGTTGATTACAAGGCTGGCGCTTTGAGTGATTACTACGTCTACACAGTAGCCGATACAATCGACATTGCATTCACAGCAACTACAGGAAAAGACATCAGCACGCTTAACACAGGCAAGCTGGTTCTCTTCCTTCAGATGTTCGACTCAAAAGAGTTGGCATAAATTACCAAAACAGCCCTGCCCTGGGTTGTGGAGGTTCCCTGGAAAGGTGGGGGCATTCGCAGGCCCCCACCAATCACTTTATGGATCAAGTCTTAGAAGAAATAGCATCGAAACGAGCACGACGCCATTACTCCAGCTACGAGCAGAGAGAGGCAAGAGCTCGCGCAGAACAGCAAGAAATTGCTAAAGGCAATCAACGCACCCGTAGCGTTAAAGGCTTGGGGCAGCTCCAGTATGAGATTCCAGCCAGCGTGGCTAAGGAATGGATGCATCAAGAACATAAAGATGTGCTAAGAGATCCTGACTTTATCAAATACCAGAAACGTAAAAACCCGGATCTGTTCGCTCGCCATGAGAAGGCGGAAAACAGGGTTGGATACGGCGATTAGTGAAGACCGTCTCTTACAGCTTAATCTATGACAATGTTCTCAACCTGTGCGGCATTGAGTCCAACCTTGAAGGCGTTAACCAGGTTGCACCGGGTCGGGTGCAATGGAAGCTGATAAGAGACTTCATTAACAACCGCCTCAAGCTTGGGTGGGATTCTGCCAGGTGGCCAGATCTTTGCGCTACTGAGAGCAGGACAATTACTCGCACTGGAGGGGTTGAGGGAAACTACATCGCCCTAGACCAGCCTGGGCAGACTGAAATTGCAACAGTTTTTGAGGTTCGCAATAAGAACCCTAAGACAGCATCTGACAGCTTAAGAGTTGAATACTACTTGTCAGAAAACGGAATTCAGCTGGATACGGCACTAACCGCAGCATGGGTTTACTACCGCAAACACCATCCAAGGCTGACGGGGAGCCTTTACAGTAAGGCGACAGGGACCAATTACGCCGTAGGTGATCAGGCTTACGATAATACTCTAGGCGATTTCTACACAGCATCAGAGGCGATTACTGGCGATGGGGTCACAGACAACAGCCCTAGCGCAGCACCTGCAAAATGGAGCATTGTTGAAATCCCAGATTACTTGCGGAACTACCTAATCCGAGGAGCTTACGCCGACTATTTACGCCATGATAATCAGATGGATAAGTCGCACCCAGCCGAGAGGGACGCTCAGGCAACTCTGGAGCATGAGGTAAACCAGATAGAAACAATACAAGGCCAGAACGTCAGGTTCGAAGTCAACGGAGGATATTAGATGCCAGGACAAACGATACACGGGAAAATCGCAGGTGAGCTAGGGTCGAAGGCTATGGAGATTGGCTCGCACGGCGATGCCTTTCCTGAGCCTAAAGACTTTCTCTCGTCTGGGGACACTACATACACAGGAGACATCAAATACCTTTACGGTCACGGAACCGGGGGCACTACCTGCACAATCAACTTTAAAGCGGCTGGCATCGGGCTGCAAACAGGGGTTCAGGTCATTGGAATCTACCCCTGCAACGCCTCCTCTGTTACCTGGACATCGGGCGGTGACTTGACGGTTTACTAGATGATTTTTACCAGGACTCCACTTTTATCAACTCCCACGCTCGGAGACTCCCTTCCAGCGTCTGACGAGCAGGATTATTGGGTGGATCACCTGGGGAGCATTGTGGTAACTGACACAGGCCAGCAAACCATCACAAGCAACATTATTTTTTACTGGGCGGATCATGAAGGCAACACAGTCATCGATCACCTAGGTAACCCTACTTCACTTTATCACGTAAGATGAGCGGAACAAGATTAAGCAATTGGCCCACCACAACTACCACAACGGCTGCTGACGACTATCTAGGGCTAGACGGGCCAACAGAGAACTCCCGCAGGATTCTTGCGGATTCCTTGAAGACTGACTTTGCAACCGATTACGTTGCCGGTCCCACAACCTTCAAGCTGGTTCCTCTTAACGGGTCAAACAAGATTGACGCAACCTATTTGCCAGCATCTGGGGACACGCCCAAAGGTGATTGGTTAGCCAATAATACAGCCCCAGTGCTTTCAGACGGGACGGGCACGGCAGGTGATTACTACGACGTAACTGACTCCAACAGTGGCACTATTGCTGATGGTGCCGGAACGCTCGCTATTGATGGTGATTCTGTAGCTGTTGGTGATCGGATCAAATATGATGGTGCCAACTGGTATATTGTTCCGCAGGTTGCAAACGTCTTAGACGGGGATGCCACAGCCGCAGCTGGCAGGACTACATTAGATATCCTTTCAAAGGGCGAGGTCAACGACCGCGTCAACGCAAGACAGCCAGTGAAAGGCGTTTGGCTTGATGGCAATGACAAGCTTGACTGCCCCAACAACGCTGTAACTGACTTTGGCACTGGCGATGTTACTATTTGTGCTCTTGTAAAAGTGCCTGATACGCTGTCTAGCACCAACACTTTGTTAAGCACGCGCTCCTCTGGAGTGGGCCTGCAATTTGGTGTTCGCTCGTCGGGAGCCCCCTTGTTCATTATTGAAGATTCTTCGGGGTCGACGACCTCTACCGATGACGGCGGCGACCTGTCGGGGAGATGGTGCCACATGGCTGTTGTTGTGGACCGGAGCGGAACGGCGACGCGGCTAGTTGACGGCGTGGCTGTCGGGACCGCTGACAGTGTTTCCGCTCGCGCATTAACCATTACCAACGCGAATGGATTGCGGATTGGTCACAATAATTCTGACTTTTATTGGAACGATGGGGCGATAGCTGATCTTAAAGTGTTCACTTCAGCCTTAACCGTTGCGCAGGTGCTTGAAATGTCCAAGAACGGCAACCAGGCGACTCCTTTAGGGCTGACCCCGGTGGTTGATTTTCGGGGTGAAAATGTCCAGTCAGATGGGGATTGGTTAGACGCAAGCTCCAACGAGCTTAACGCGACCTCGACCGGGGCTACCCCCTTGTATTCTAAGCCTCAAGTTAGCGGGACTTTTACCCCGGTTATTAATTTCGCAACCGACAATACAGGTGTTGTTCACAGCGTCCAGGCTGGGAGATGGAACAAGATCAGCGAAAAGCTAGTATTGGTTTCGATTGAAGTCCGGCTATCGGCTCTAGGGTCCGCAAGTGGGAACATCAGCATAACTGGGCTGCCTTTCACATCGGTGTCCACAGGGCACAACCCAGGGTCGGTAGCTGTCTTAGGGGACCACTTGACGGGGCTGACTGGAGCTCTGTGCGGGCTAGTTCTTGATAACAGTACGGCGCTCAATATTTACCAAAGCTCATCTACGGGCGTATCCATCTTAACACATGCGGCAATGACTAATACCGCATACTTTGATCTGCAATTTGTTTACGAAATCGCATAAGCACTATGGCACAACTAAAAACAGAATACGTTCTAAGCCTCCTGGACAGCGCGGAGTCTCAGGCAAACAACCGGTCGGCAGCAAACGATCTATCGAAGGCGTTTGAGCCGCTGCGGAAACGCATGAACGCCAAGATCGTTCTAGGCGAGAACCCGACAGCGAGCAAGGCCCCGGCAGTAATCGCTTCCTTGCGTGCTGCCGTAGCCGCTCACAACGCAAAGGTTCAGATCACACTACCAGACGACGCGGCCATTCTGGCAAGTCTCGCGGCGGCAGACGACGCTACCCCGACCGAACTTTAGCCTATGAAAAGCAGATTGCTTTCAATATTCGATTTGCTCGCCGTGATGGCTTGCGCCTTGGTGCTTCTAATAGCGTCGGGATGCGGCGCCGGAACAAGTATTGCACTAAATAAAACTACCGAGACACTGGATGCTTCAGGTGCTGTTGTGGGCAGGTCAACCGAGACCGTTGAGCGCAAGTCACGGGCAATCAATACCAAGGTTGAACTCAAGGACTTGCAATCAACAGTTAGCTATGGCGGAACCAACGGCCTTGCAAGTGGCCTGTCTGCTGGTGACGTATCAGCGAAACCAGAGACGGCAGCGATCGGGGCATTCCAGCAAGGGCTAGGGATGGCAGCGGCATTCTACGGTGTAAGAGAAGGCGGCAGCGAGAGTGCTGATACTTACCTGCCGATAATCCTTGAATTGATCCGAGGCAAAGACAGCGATCCGACACCTGTCCCTAGCGATCTCCAAGCAAAGATGGACGAGCTTAACGCTAAGCTTGCCGACATAGAAGCGATTGCTGAGGCATTAGAAGCCGAGAGGCAGGAATAGCAAAACCTTTACAGCGGCCTACGAAAGATCACACGGGCCTGCTCAATGTTAATACTTTTCCGGGTGATCTTCGGCTGGCCATTGCGCCTGTAAACATGTCAGAACATGGAATTCTTTCTCATCGCGGGGGCTTCCCCTGTGGATGACCTCAACACTGTTACTAAAGTATTTTCTGCGGCTCTGACTACGCTTGTAGCTGCTGTGTCTTGGATGGGGAGAGCCTTTTGGCGCAAAGCCAATGACACAGAGGCGAATCTCGTTAAGAGGTGGGAGGCTAGCGAGCAGAAAAGAGAGCAGGAGAACGCTAAGGTCTTAGAGCTTAGTAAGGAAGTTGGGACACTGAAGGGGCATGTTGACGGATACAACGAAGCAAAGAAGAGCATGGAGACCCTACATTCAGAAGTATTACATCACGTAGTGTCACTTGGCGGGAAGGATGGCCAGTGACATTTTATCGGTTCTTTGAGCAGATCTCATTAGCCACCTCGGTGACTGCGGTAGCCATGTCTATGATGGTTGTTTACCTGTGGGGTGGGCAAGCATGGAGGGCTTTAGGTAAGCGGGAGAAGTCTAGCCAAGACCTGTTTATTCTTGGGGTGTCGTTTGGGTTTTTAGCGGGCGCTCTTGACTCCGTTTACTGGATGATTCCGTGGACACTGGACTATATCCACTACCCAGAGGTTACCCCGTTTTGGAGGGCTGGAGTCTACTTCAACGTATTATTCAGGCAGTTTGGCGACATACTTGCAGCGATGCTGCACATTTACAGCTTTGCGCTCTTTGCCAGGGCGGCAGGCATTCCAAGTAATGCGGCCCCCGTCATGAAGAAGCTTCTTCTGTGGAGCTTGGTTATTGGGTGTGTGTTTGTCTATTTACTAGGATTGATCTGATGAGATAATTTTATGAAAACCAGGGTAATACTGCGAGGCGTCCCAGATGGCTATTCTAGCTATTCCTTCCACTGGATGAACGTCGTTAGAGGGCTTGGAAGGCTGGGTTATGACGTTAATACGCTGCCTATTGATTGCGACATGAGGGATGCTGGGAGCATTCCAAGATGGGCGGCTGATACGATTGTAAGAAAACTACAGGTTGAACCCTGGGAGATGGTGATTCATTGCCCTAGCTTTGGTCCGGCTGAGAAGAAGGATATCATTTACAACACTATGTGGGAGTCAACCAGACTTCCGGCACAGTCAGTCGTCAACTTGAACAACTGCATAGGGGTTATCGTTCCAAGCGAGTGGCAGCAATCGGTTTTTTCTGCTCAAGGAGTAGACACTCCAATTTACAAGGTTCCGATGGGGTGCAGGACGGAGCTGTTTAAATACACCCCCAAGCAGGAGAAAGATTTTTTCTTGTTTGGCGCAGCAGGAAGAACGATGGCGGGGGGCTGTAGAAAGCAGATTCCTGACGTAGTTGACGCATTTCAGTTGGCCTTCGATGGGAGAGATGATGTGAGACTTGAGATCAAGTGTTACCCAGAAGACCCTGACATAGCAGTTGAGGATGACCGGATTGAGCTCAAGAGAGAGTTTTGGGCCCCTGAGCAGTTAGCGGAATGGTACCGAACCATTGACTGCTTTGTTTCTGCAAGCAGGGGCGAGGGCTGGGGACTTATGCAACATGAGGCAATGGCTACGGGTAGGCCAGTCATTGCTGTTCCGTTTGGCGGGATATCAGAGTTTTATGATAGCTCTGTCGGTCTTCCCGTCGACTACAATCTAGTTCCTGGTGAGAACCACTATGAAGGCAACGGGCTTTATGCAGAGGCAGACTTTGACCACCTAATCCACCAGATGCAGCACGCTGCTGGAGAGTCCTCTGATGTTGAGGAGAAAGCCCTTAAGGGCGCATTGCGGGCAAGAGAATATTCCTGGGAGAATTCCAGCAAGAAACTAGAAGAAGCTTTGCAGCACATGGCTGTAATATGAACCAACTAGCAAACAGTTTAGACGAGCCCAGACTACCTGATGGCGATCTTGCTTTCCGGGGTGTCGACATGAGGGTTGACCCTCAACAGCTTTCCCCTGGGTTCTGCTCGTTTGCTAAGAATGCAAGGTTCCGTTTTGGGCGTGCAGAAGCTAGGCTGGGCATGATGCCTGTTAGGTTTAACTTCTTAGGGGCTACTGAATGGGATGTTGACTGGGGGCAGGGAGATATCAACTGGAATATCCCTGTAAGCATCGGCACTGTCTACGGGGTTGGAGTGTGGGAAGACCCTAACGGCAACCAATGGCAGCTGTTTGCTGCTAGCCGGTCTGGTGAGACCATTAAGATTTGGGCAGGAAAGCAAGGGAACAAGGTTAAGCGAGTTCCGTCTGCTGTTACGATAGATGCCCCGTCTGATGCAAATTTCCCCACAGACAGCCAATCTGCTTTAGATGGATTCTGGTTTACTTCAGCCTTCAATAAATGCTTTCTGCACAGGGGTTACTCTAGCACCCCGCTGGTGATGGAATCCTTAACAACCGGATTCGTTGAAGCTTCTGAGACGTCAAGCACTGACCCTTCCGTTTTCAGCATTCCCAACAGTGAGACTTCGATATACTTTCAGAACAGGCTTTCTGTTCCGTATAGGCCAACCGGATCCGCTAAGGCGGACAATGT